ACCTGGTACATTTAACGGAGAGTATAAAGCATCTCCAAACTCTATAGATGCTTACATATACTTTACTAATGGAGCATATCTACAATTGAGGGATTTTGGCAGTTTCCAAGGTGAAATAAAGGAAAATACGCAGCAGGAGGGAAGATTGGTGGAGGCCCTTTAAAAATGTTTTTAGATAAACATAATGTTGGCCCAATACCGACTAATGCAGAAGCTAAAGCGATGGCTAAAAAACTTGACGACAGTTTTGTTGAAAGATTTAGTTACCTGTTAAAAACGTACTCCGGTCTTGATTACGATAGAGAAGATATGGAGAATAAAATTAGTGAAAAATTTATAATTTCAAAATACCAAGCTTTAGAAGTTTTAGATGCTTTTAAAACTGGAAATGTTGAAGATGTTGCAAATGCATCAGCAGACATATTATCTTATGCAGGTAGTCAAAGTTCTATCTCTTCAGTGTTTGTTAAAATAAGTTAGTTATGGCAAAAGACATAAAAAAGATAATAGCACAAGAATATATCAAGTGTGCTAAAGATCCAGCATATTTTATGCGGAAATACTGTTATATACAACACCCTACCAGAGGACGTATATTATTTAATCTATACCCTTTTCAGGATAAAGTATTACATTTATTTAGAGATCATCAATACTTAATTACTCTTAAATCAAGACAGTTAGGTATATCTACTTTAGCAGCAGGTTATTCATTGTGGCTAATGTTGTTTCATAAAGATAAGAACGTATTAGCACTAGCAACAACTCAAGCTACTGCGAGAAACTTAGTATCTAAGACTATGTTTATGTACGACCAGCTACCTAAATGGTTAAGATTACCGGCAGTAGAAAAAAATAAACTATCACTTAGACTAAAGAATGGATCAAAAATTACAGCTAAATCTTCCAATGCCGATGCTGCAAGGTCAGAGGCAGTATCACTACTGCTTATCGATGAGGCAGCCTTTATTGATAACATTCAAGAAACGTTTACAGCAGCTCAACAAACATTAGCTACCGGTGGTCAATGTATGGCTTTATCAACACCTAACGGAATCGGTAACTGGTTTCATCAGACTTGGGATAAAGCAGAAAGTGGTGAGAATTCATTTTTACCTATAAGATTACCATGGACAGTACATCCTGAAAGAGACCAAGAATGGCGAGAAAAACAAGACTCAGATTTAGGTCCTCGTATGGCAGGACAGGAATGTGATTGTGATTTCTTAGCTTCTGGTGATACAGTATTTGAACCAGACGACATGATGTTTTACGAACAAACATACTTAAAAGATCCTTTAGAGAGAAGAGGTGTAGATGGTAATTTATGGATATGGGAAGGAGTTGATTACACAAAATCATATATGGTAGTAGCAGATGTTGCTAGAGGAGACTCTGCGGATTATTCTGCATTTCACGTATTTGACGTAGAAACTTGTACTCAAGTAGCAGAATATAAAGGTAAATTATCTCCTAAGGATTACGGAAATGTCTTAGTCGGAATAGCAACAGAATACAATCAAGCATTGTTAGTAATAGAAAATGCTAATATAGGATGGGCTACAATAGAACAGGTGATGGAACGTCAATATAGTAATTTATACTATAGTTCTACATCTCAAATGGAAACTGTAGAGTCTTATATGAGCAAGTACGAAAGAGATAAATTAGTTCCAGGCTTTACAATGTCAGTAAGAACAAGACCTTTAGTAATTGCTAAGATGATTGAGTATATTAGAGAAAGAGGCGTTACTATACAGTCTAAAAGGCTGTTAGGAGAGATGAGAGTATTCGTATGGAAAAACGGAAAACCTCAAGCACAAACTAATTATAATGATGATTTACTTATTTCTGCAGCAACTGCTCTATATGTTAGAGATACTGCATTAAGATTAAGACAACAAGGGATGGACCTAGCTAGAGCTCAATTATCTTCATTTACTAATCTAAATGCTAAGAATAAAGCTATAATAAAATCAGTTGGAAGTCCGCAAAATAATCCTTATATTATAGATAATGGACGAACCACAGAAGATATTTCGTGGTTATTAAAATAGACTATTTATATAAAAATACACATTAATGGCAGATAAATCGCTATTTGGACGTTTACAAAGACTTTTTTCTACCGACGTAGTAATACGTAATGTGGGTGGAACACAATTAAAAGTTGTAGACACAAATAATATACAGACGACAGGTAAGTATCAAACCAATTCTTTAATGGATAGGTTTACTCGTTTATATACTTATAACAAAGCAAACATATTTAATCCCAACCTTAATTATCAGACTCTACGTATTCAATTATACTCTGATTACGAGGCAATGGATACTGATCCAATTATAGCATCTGCTTTAGATATTATAGCAGACGAAGCCACAGTAAAGAATGATCAAAATGAAGTACTAGGAATTAAATCTTCTGATGAAAATATTCAAAGAGTACTTTACAACTTATTTTATGACGTTTTAAATATTGAGTTTAACCTCTGGTCATGGACTAGAAATATGGTTAAATACGGAGACTTTTTCTTAAAGCTAGAAATAGCAGAGAAGTACGGTGTATATAACGTCTTACCTTACACAGTTTACCACATTGCTAGGCATGAAGGTAACGATCCTGAAAATCCACAAAAAGTAGAATTTGAATTAGATCCTGATGGTATAGCAGCATCTACTGATTCTAATTATATGCCTGGAGGTAGGAGACGTAATAATAATATTAAGATAGATAATTACGAAATGGCTCACTTCAGATTAATATCTGATACTCATTACTTACCTTATGGTAGATCTTATTTAGAGCCAGCTAGAAAAATATTTAAACAAACATCTCTAATGGAAGATGCAATGTTGATTCATAGAATCATGAGAGCACCAGAAAAGAGAATGTTCTATATTAATGTAGGTTCTATTCCTCCAAATGAAGTTGAGCAGTTTATGCAAAAGACTATCAATGGAATGAAGAAAACTCCTTATGTTGATCCAGAAACAGGTCAATATAACTTGAAGTTCAATATGCAGAATATGATGGAAGATTTCTATCTACCTGTACGAGGAGGAGATACAGCTACTAAAATAGAAACTACTAAAGGATTAGACTACGATGGTACTAATGACGTTCAATACTTACAATCTAAGTTATTTGCAGCATTAAAGATACCTAAAGCATACTTTGGCTACGAAGGTGACTTGAGCGGTAAAGCTACTTTAGCTGCAGAAGATATTAGATTCGCAAGAACAGTAGAACGTATTCAAAGAATCATGGAATCAGAGCTTACTAAGATAGCTCTAGTTCACTTATACACTCAAGGATTCTCAGGTGAATCACTTACTAACTTTGAAATTAAGTTAACTACTCCTTCTATTATATTTGAACAAGAGAAAGTTGCACTACTTAAAGAAAAAGTAGATTTAGCTACTCAAATGAAGGATTCTAAATTATTCTCTACAGATTATATTTACGAAAATATATTTGACTTATCAGAAGATGCTTATATGGAAATGAGAGATCTAATGGTAGAAGATGAAAAACGTAAATTTAGAAGAGCACAGATAGAAGCAGAAGGTAACGACCCAGCTTCATCTGGAGTAACTTACGGTACACCACACGATTTAGCCTCTATGTATGGTAGAAGAGCAACAGCTACACCAAAAGGTGGAGAACAAGCTAACCTACCAGCAGGGTATAGTGAATGGGGACAGCCAGGACCAGAAGGCGGAAGACCAAAAGAAAAGGCTTCTGTATATGGAACCACAGCAGGACTAGGAGGACGTGATCCTTTAGGTCAGCATGGTATGAAAGGTGGCTTTCCAAGTGATGCCGATAATGTTAATGAAAACAGTGTTGCAAAGACAATTTTAGCTAAAAACGAAGATCTTTTAAAGAAAATTGTTTTTACTAAAGATACGAGTGAGGACAAAGAGGGACTACTAAACGAAGATCAAATTAAAGATTTAGGTAAGTAGTGCATATTTATATATAGTAAACGTATAAGATGAAGATAAAGCATTCTAAGTATAGAAATACTGGACTGATATTTGAATTATTAGTCAAGCAAATTGCCGCTGATACTCTCTCTGGAGCAGAATCGCCGGCTGTCGGTATTTTAAAGGAATTTTATGCAAGTAGAACTTCGCTTGCAAAAGAATATAAACTATACGACCTAGTAACTAAATCCAAAGGAGTCACACAAAGAAGAGCAGAAGCAGTAGTTTCCACAATTACTGAGGTATCTAGAAAATTAAACCAAGATGCTCTTAAAAATCAAAAATACAAACTAATATCAGAAATCAAAAAGCATTATAACCTCGATGAATTTTTTAGTATTCAAGTTAGAGATTATAAAGCATTAGCTGCAATGTATTGCTTATTAGAAGCACAAAATAACGAAGAGCTAGTTGATCCTCAATACTTAGTTGATAATAAAGTAACAATATTAGAACACCTTACAGATAAATCTCAAAACTCAGAAGAAGTAAAAGATACATTAATTGAAGAGTATTCTAAATACGATAAAGATCTTAAGTTACTTACGTTTAAAATATTATTAGAGAAGTTTAATAACACATATAAAGATCTTTTACCAGAACAAAAAAATATACTTAAGGAATTTATTACATCAGTTAACTCAAAAAAACGTTTACTAAATATAGTTAATGAAGAACTAAATAAATTAGGTAAAGAAGTCGAAAGACTTTCATCTAAAGTAACAGATGAGGTTGTAAAAATAAAATTAGAGGAAGTCGCTAAAACTATCAAACCATTAAAAAGTACTGATAAGATTGGTGATACTCATTTGGTTAATTTAATGCAATTTTACGATTTAGTTAACGAGTTAAAAGCACTGTAATGAAAAGATCAGAGCTTTCCTCATTAGTTAAAGAAGTACTATCAGAACTAGAAGAAGCAAATACTTCTGCTGCAACTCCGGGGTATTCAACCCCGTTTGCTTTTGGTAAAGGTACTAGAGCTAAAAATGCACTAAAGAAGCTAGGATACAAAAAGGTTAGTCGTCCTAAACGACCATCAAATACTAAATTAGTTGACTACTTATGAAAACAGCAACAGAAAAATATCATGCGGTACTAGAAGGCAAGCTTCAAGAAGCAGAATTTGTCCGTCAAATGAGACAAGCATATCCGCAATTCATCACTCAATGGAACGGGTATAAAGATTCCGTCTCTATCCTTAAACAAAAGAGTCTTATTTTTGAAAAGAAAGAAGCTAAGGTAAAAGATATTGATGTACTAGCAGACCAATTTCCTCTCAATACAATTGAAAGAGGTATTGATGCAGAATTAGAAGCTCAAGATATAGACTCTACTGGAAATGTATCTAAAGAAGATTACATGAAAGCTAGAGTTAAAGTAATTAGAAATCTACAGAAGGATGCAAATCACTATATTAACTTAATAGCAGGAGAATCTTCTAAGGTAGACAAACACGACCAAATGGTTGAGCCTAAAAAAGGCAATGAAGTAGATGTTCACAATGGTCTTAAGAAAGCTGATTTAAAAGAAAGCGTAGATGAATCTAAACCAGTAAACGAATACGATCAAGCAGACGCAGTAGCTGACTACATTAAAGATTATTATAGAAATCCAAAAACTGGTAAGAGTTTAATTGATGATGAAATCATTAGCGACTTTTATAAGACTCACCCTGAATGGGAAGAACAAGCAGATGGCTCTGAACAAGGTATGCAAGACGTACTAGATAACTTTCAAGAGTTTTTATCAGTAAACTATGAAATGCCCGGAGATTACATGCAAGAAAAAGTTGCTAAGTCTGTAGAAGATGTTATCGACCCAGCAGATTATGGAATGATAGGTAAAGGGTATCTAAAAGGATTTAATAAACCTCATTCTTTAGATTTAGATCAATTAGAAACTTTAGGTAGAAAAGTAGTGGATAGTCTTTATAAAGGAGACATTGATGCTGCTAAAGCTAAGTTTGTAGATGAAGTAATGGGAGTAGATAGAAAAGGTAATAAAAAACCTGAAACTGGCGGAAGCGATGCTTCTAAGTATAAAGTAGCAGCAAGAGATGTAAAGCAAGAAGCTATGTCTGATGATGAAATGGCTAGAATTGCTAAATACGGTAAAGATACAAATATGAAATC